CGAGGCGAGGTTCTTGTGCGAGCTGTGGAACAGCGTCACACCGTCGCCCATCGTGGGGTTGCCGAGGATCTGGCTCCACACGAGGTCGCTTTCGAGCTGCGCGGCCTGCACGCCGAACATGCGCGGAAGGCGGGTGAACGCCTCCAGGTCGTCGTTGACGACCACCTGCCGGGTGATGCCGACGATCTTGCCATAGGTGAGGATGCGATAGCTCTCGCCAGCCTCACCGATGGAGCCGCGCGTGAACTCCCCGTGCTCGCCAACCTGGTCAAACGACGGCGCCTCGCCGAGCTGGGCGCGCGTGACCGGCTTGAAGTCAGAGACCGTGGTCTCGCGGACAAGCGGCCGGAAGGTCTGCGGCGCCGCCTCGTAAGCCTGCCGCAGCGTCTTGTTCGCCACATTGGCAAGCACAATCGGGAAGTCCGACGTGCTCATCAGGCCGCCGGTGCGCAGCTCAAGGGCGCGGGCGGCGAGCTCCATCTTGCTCATGCCGCGAGTGCGGACGCCACGGGCCTCAAGAGCATCGCGCGCCAGCTCGATGAGGCTCATGCCGCGAAAGTCGCGGCCGTCGTCAGTGAGCGGGTTCGCGACCGGATCAGCACGATGGAGCAGCGCGTTCTCGATGGCGGCCGCGCGGCGCTCCGGGTTCACCTCGCCGACGTGGACATTCGCGCCATAGGCACTGCGCACCTGCGGCTGCTGCGCCTCGCGCTCGGCAAGGTGGTCAATCAGCAGCTCGCGGAACTTCACCACGTCCGTACCGGCGGCGATGTGCTCATCGGCGAAGTCGCGCACGCCGAACTTCTCGGCAATGGAGCGGATCGACGAAATGCGCTCGCGCTCGGCACGCACGGCCGCGTCCGCCGCCTCGCGCGCGGCACGCTCAGCGGCCTCACGAGCAGCGCGCTCAGCGGCCTCGGTGTCCACCGGCGCGGAACGCACATCCTTCTCGGCGGGCTCGTTGGTCTGCTTCACGGTGATGGTCTCCTCGTTGGTGATGCCGCGCTCCTCGCCAGCGGCAGCGGTCTCGTTGTGCGTCATGTTCTCGATCTCCTGCGTCGCCGCAGCGGTGCCCGTCTGCGCCACCGAGCGGGTCTCGATGACGCACATTGAATGAGGCGCGTCGTCCAGGTTGCCGCCGCTGCGGACCTGCGCACCGGGATCGGCCGGCACAGGGACTGCCGAGATTTCCATCGGCTCCCAATCGACCACGCGCCACTCCGCAACCTGCCCCTCGCCCCGCTCGATTTTCTCCACCCGGTGGATCAGGTAGCCGACCGAGATGTTGCGGACGATGCCGTCGCGGATTTTCTGGACGCGATCCGCGTCCTTAGGGGCCGTGCTCAGGCGAACCTTTGCGTAGCCCTTTCCACCCCTGATTTCCGCGGAGCCCGGCACGACGGCGCCGATGACGCTATCCAGCGACCAGCTATCGTGCGTGTCGAGCAGCGGCGCCCCGGCGTTGAGCCGGTCGAGCCGCACCGCACCATTATCGACGACCAGCACCTCGTCGTAATAGGTGCCGTCGCGCCACGAGCGCCGGCGCACCGGCGCGCCCGTGGTCCAAATGACCTCGACCGTGTTCTCGGTCTCGTCATAGGAGCCTGCCCGAACCTCCGCAGCGCGCGCGAAGGCGGGCATTTTGATCGCCTCACCCATCCTCTTGTCCCTCTTGATCCAGGGGCTTGGACTGGAACTGCCCTGCCTGCGTGATCCGCCGCGGGTCGCTGTCCAGGACGATGCCGAGCGCGTCCAGTTTCTGGTTGAACTCGGCGATCTCCCGGAGCACGTCGTCCGGGTTCCACCCGCGCTCCGAAATGGCCTCCTGCGGGCTCTTGAAGCCAGCACGCACCTCCGCGATGGTCGCGGCCACGTCGCGAGCGGGGTCGGCCGAGTAGAAACGCGGCGGCGTCCACTCCACGGGAATGTCCGTGGTGTCGATGTGGCCCGCCAGATAGGCCGCCTCGATGAACCACCGCCACACGGGCTCGCAGATCATCGGGATGACCATCTGCCACTGCACCGCCGAGATGAGCCGGCGGAAGCCCTCCAGCCCGATCTTCGAGGACGAGTAGTTGACCTGCGATAGGTCGCCGCTGAGGATCGCATACGGCACCCGAAAGCCTGCGGCGATGGTGTGAAGCATCGACCGCTTATAGGTGTCGTAATTGCTCGTAATGGCCGGCTGGCTGAACTTGATGTCCTTGCCACCGTGCGCCACCACGAACATGCCAGGCTCGAATTTCTCGACCGCGAAGCCGTCCTGATCGTACAGCCCCGGCCCGTTGTCTTGCTGGGTCGGAATGCCGAGCTCGCCGTCGTCGTCGCCCGGTATCAGGACGCCGACCATGCACGCCTCAAGTCTCTTCCGCACCAGCTCGGCCTCCTCGTAGGAGCCGAGGTTCTGCAATGACATGATGACCGGCGAACCCCACGGGACGCCGCGAACCTGCGTCCGCTGCTTCTCGTAGAGGTGCAGAATTTCCGACGCCGGAACCGGCCGGCTTTCCAACGCCCCCTTCGGATCGAACACCGCGTTTCCGGGATGCGTCGGAAACATCCAGTAGGCGGTGCGCTTCCCGATGGCGTCGTGCTCGACGCCCTGAATGATGACCCCGCCGCCATTGGTAGGGCCATTCTTCGAGCCATCGATCAGGTCCGTCTCGATCACCTGCAATTGCAGGGGGACCGTCAGGCCGTCCTCGGCGCGCCGACGGCGCCGGCGGATCAAGCCGTCGCCGCTCTCGATCATCTCGCGGACCACGAGCGTCTGGAGGCCAAAGAAGTCGAGATGCCCATCGGCGTCGCATTCCTTGGCCCAGCGCTCGAAAAGCCGGTTCACGCGCTCATCGAGCTTCGCATTGCCGGTTCTCGCCCGAGGCACGATGCCGTCGCCAACGATGTGTGAAACAAGCTCGCTCACCGCCTTTGCGGCGTGAGGATTGTTCCGCACCAGGTCGCGCATCCGGTCGCGCAGCAGCGGCCCGGCATGGGCAATTTCAGCGTCGGCCGATGTCGGACCGGCCCGCCACGAGAGCGTCTTGCGCCCCTTCTGCGCGCCGTCGTAGCCGCGTGTCAGCACCTCGAACGCGGCCCGCTCGCGCGCACGTCGCGCCGCGGCGCCCGGAGCGAAGAAGCCAATCGCCCGGTCGAGCCATGTCGCCTTGACCATGTGTCGCTCCTCAGAAGGCAGCGAGGACGCCGCGCCGCTGCTTCTTTCCTGCCTGCGCCTCCAGCCAGTCGAGCCGAGCCTTCATATCCTCAAAGCTCGGATATTCGACCTCCTTGCGGACACCACCTGTTTGCGTGACCACCCGCTTGACGCCGGCCACAATCGCGCGGCGCAGGGCCGCGATCTCGTCTTCAATTACGGCCATCACAGCCACCTCTCACGTCCACCGCTGCCGCCATCAAGCCAGCCTTCCCTGCGCCTGCGCTGCGGCCTCCCCACGCCCACCTGCTCCTCATCCTCCTGCCGGACGGGGCGCTGCCGCACCACCGGCCGACGCGCGTCGTCCCGAAGTCGCTGGACGCCGAGCATGTAGGCTGCGGCGTAGGCCATGGCCTCGCAGTCGAGGTAGTGGTTCTGCTTCGAGGTCCGCACCCATTGGAAGCCGGCGGCGCGGGGTTTCTTCACGCGGGCCTCCGACACGATCTGCCGGCAGTAGTCCTCGGTGATGCCCTCATAGAGGTGCCACCCGCCCGGCTGGTCCTCCGGCCACCGCAAACGCTCGTGCACCCACGACTTGAAAAAGTCCGTGTCGAGACGAACGAGGTCGAGGCCATACTTGGCCTTGCCGCCGCGCGGCGTGACCTCGATGCGGTTGACGCTCAGCGGGGTCGGGCGCTTGTCGAAGCCCTTGGTGGCGAAGACCTGCCGGCTATGGCGCCGCGCGAACTCGTAGACCCGGTGCTCCGGCACTGCGTCGAGGCGGCCCGGACGGAAGCCGGCGTCGATGAACGCCCGCGCAATGCGCAACCCGCCGAACTCGGACGCCAGCACGTCCTCAAGGTCCAGCCAGACGTCGTGCTCCTCGGTTGGCCCCCACAGCTCGTCCGCGCTGATGAGCCAGCTCTCTTGCCGCGCGCCCCATCCGCGAACGACGTAGACGAGCCGGTTCTTCTGCACGTCCACGCCAGCCGTCAGGAATACGACGCCATCCGGCACGTCGCCTTGGTGGTACGGCAGCGCCAGCTTCCGCACCTCCTCCCACTCCGGCACGTCACCGCCAGCCGGCGACCATAACTCGCCGAAGCCCGCGTTCATCACGGCCCGGACCTCCTCCGGGTCGCCGGAATGCCAGGCGGCAACGTAGCTCTCCGCTCGGTCGGCCCACGACACGAACGGGCTTGCGAGACCGCTCACCCAGAACGAGATCGTGTTGCTCTCGGGCGGGTCGCCATGCACAACGCCATCGGCGTCAATGGTCTGGCCTGGGGCGACGTAGACGCCCGCGGCGTTCATCGCCTCCTTGTGCTCCTCCTCGATCACGCACCCGTTGCGCGGGCAGATCAGGCGGCCATGCTGTCGTGCCTGCGCGGGCGACATGCGCTTGGGGTCAATGTCGAGGCACGAGAAGCGCGGAATGAACCACTCGGCACAGTGAGGGCACCGCCATGCCCAGTGATACCGGGTGCCCTCCTGCCAGAGGCTCCAAATCTTCGACTGGATGTCTTCGGGTTCCAGCTCAGACCAGAACTCCAGACCGCTTTCCTCGTCCACGTAGGTCTCCTTCTGACCGGCGGACGGCGTGGACACGATGGCATGGACAAAATCGGCGTAGGTCTCGCCGCGGCGGTCCACCAGCGTGATCGGGTCGCCCTGCCCCTTCACATTGCGCATCAGCTCATCGGCCTCGTCGGTGAGGGCGATGGCCATCGGATCGGACTTCAAAGCCGTCGATGACCCGGCGTGGGCGAGGCGAAGGGGCACGCCGGCAATCACCTTGCGCGTCTTGGTCATGCGCTTGCCGCGCGCCACCTTCTGGCGAAGCGCGGGCGCCTGATCCAGAAGCTCGGTGATCCGCGGCTCCCACTGTTCGGTGATGAACTGCTTGTTCGGCCCGACGTAGATCATCGGTGCCGGTCGCTGGTCGAAGTGATGACCGATGATGTCGAGCAGGGCATCCGACTTGCCCGCCTGCGCGCACAACACGAGCACCGCCCGCTTATGCGTGCGGTCTGCGACCGCCCGCTCAAACGCGATGACATACGGGGTCAGAGCGGGGTTGCGCGGGCCAGGGACGCCGGCGCTCGGCGGATAGACGCGGTTCTGTCGCGCCCATTCGTCAGGCGTCAGCCTCGTCGGCGGCTCCAAGAGCATCGCCGCCCGTCTCAACAGCAGCGGCAGTCTTTCGGAGCGCTTCGGCCACACGTCCGAGTGCGCCATGAACATGTTCCTCGATCTTGCGACGCAACGCGATGTCTCGTGTGATCTGGGCCGGCAGGCCAATGAACTCAGCGCGCACCTTGCCCGCCAGCGTGTCGAGCGCAGCGATGGCGTCCTCGGTCGCGATCAGCTCGCGCGCCCGCTCCGCCATGCGCATCTCGATTTCCTTCTGCCGGGCGGCCTTGAGGCCGCTTTCGGCCTGCACTTTCGACGTCCGCCGTTCCTCGTCCTTCAGCCAGCGGATGTAGCCTTGCACCGCACCGACGAGTGGATAGTGCCCTTTCACCGCCTTCGGGATGTAACCTTTCGCCGCCAATTGCCGGAGCCACTGCGGCGTCACCATCAAGAGCTTGGACGCCTGCGCGACGGTGATCATGCCGGCTTGCGGCGGTGTTTCCTTTTTATCTTCGGCCATTCAGATCCCCGCGAAAGAACTTCATCCGTGTGCAGCACTTTGCGATTGATCTTTGCCCAAAAGCACACATGCATGCACCCATCGATTGGATCGATGGATGGAGAAAAGAAATGACCAAGCAGCTTTCCGCAGCTCAGATTTCGCAGTTGACCGCCATCATCACCGGCGGCGGGTACAAGCGCGCAGCCAACCGGGACGCCGCCGCGAAGCGGTTTCTGAAGGTCGCCGACGAAGCTGGTATTACAGCGCCGACCGCAATCCTCAACATGAACTTTGAGGCCGCCAGCGCTGCCATTCAGACCGAGCTCAACGCGGCGAAGGCAGCCGGCGAGCCGGTCGCGAAACCCGCAGCCAAGCGCAAAGCAGCGCCCGCCACTGCTGCCGAGACCGACCTAACCGCAATCGACGAGGCCATGCAGAAGTTCGAGCGCGCCAGCGCGGAGGAGCGCGACGCCGATTTCATGCGCGACCTTTTCCGCGAGGTCTTCGAGGCTGGCCGCGCAGCCCGCAGCCGGCGGCCGACCGGCAGGAGCGGCCCGACGAAGCGCGAGATCGCCGCGAACCTCCTGCAGCGCCCGGAGGGCTGCACCACCCGCGATATTCTGGACGCCACCGGCTGGCCTGCGGTTTCCGTCCCTGCCATTGCCAAGGCCAGCGGCCTGACGCTCCGGCAGGAGAAATGCGGGCGGGTAACCCGCTATTACGGGGAGCCGCTTTGATGCGGCTCGTCATCTTGGAGAGCCCGTTCGCGGGCGACGT